CCTAATTTCAGAATCTTTTCGCCATAGGTCATGCAACAAGAAGATACGACCGCTTACAACTATCTTGCGTCGTACAACCGTGCGATGGAGGTCTGTAAGTTCGCAGTCGAGTACGCTGAGAATCAATACAAACCGGGATTTGAAGGACCGATGCTCAAGTCATTTGTTGTTACCGGTGTAGACCAGTTCGATGAAATGTGCATCACGACGATGAAGATTTACGACCTTGACATGAAAGCCACGGATGCCGTTGAAGCAGCCAATGCCAAACTCAACGCTGAGATTGGTTGGAACTGGAACATCCGTGCAACGCGTTTCAAGCAACTCACTGCACAGTGCCAGAAACTGAACCGACTTGGTGTCGATGTCTATTGGGAGACGCATCTCAAAGAGGACAAGGACGGCAAGATTGGGTTCGACGGATGGAAGTTCGCATGGCACGCTAGTGCCAACAAGGACTTGTTTCAAATCGTATGGTGCAAGACAAAGTATGTACGTGACAACGAAGGTAAATTGACTGGAGAAGTCAAGTATAGCGCCGAGTTCTTCAAGCAAAAGACCAATCCGAATCTACTCAACCAAGAGCGACTGTACTTTGTGACAAATAAAGGTCAGGACGCTCAGTGGTATGGACTGCCTGAACTAAGGGATGGTGTTATCTGAGTAACAGATATTCACAAGGCAAATGGGTTTATCCAGTAATAAGGGCAAAATTTCCATGTGCGACACACGCAGGTTTACTTGTTTTCCTGTGTAGGTCTGGAGATAGTGTTGATGTTTACATGAAGCCCTTCCCCATTTGTCTGTGAGGAGTGATGATTATGGTAAGTTTCACAGTCAGCAAAGAGACGTTCACCAACTTCTTGTCAAGTTTCGGCAAGGACTTGATTGACATTGCTATCGTTGCGAACAACGACCACATCAGCGCTGCCGTTGGTAAGACAACGCATTACATCTATAGAAAGGTGGACTGCGGTGTATCAACCAACGGTACGCTATACATATCCGACATTCCGAAACTCAAGTCGTTCTTGAGCACTGTGAAGGTTGCTGACTTAGAAATCAACCAGCAAGGTAAGACTGGTACGCTTCACGTCAGAGGTGGTAAGACCAGTTTGCAACTACCTACGTCTTCGTACATTGAGTCTCAGAAGAGACTCGGTATGATGCGACAAGGTATTGACGCTGCGAGAAAGAGCATGTGGCAAACGTGGTTCAACACTCCGCTAACTCACCACGCCAGAATTACAGCCGAATCGTTGAAACCTGCAACAGGCTTCAAGAAAGTCCTTGGTGACAAGTATGCGTGTAAGACAGAGTTCGATTCAGCAGGTGAAGAGTTTATCATCCGTGGTGGCAAAAGCGAGACGGGCAAGATGTTTGTACGAGCCTCGCTTTCTCAAGTAGAGGCACCGAATACCAACGCTCGTTCAGCGTTTGACAAATGGCTACCCGAACTACTCAACAATCTACCCGCAGGTGAACTTGAAATGCACACAGGCGACGAAACTGTACTGGTCATTGAACAGACATCAACGAACTTCTTGATGATAGTGATTGACCAAGAATACGAAGAGGACTGAGAATGATTATCGACACTTTTCGACCAGACCCTGAGGGTCCTGACCACATCTACAAGAGATGGCGGGATGCCGAGGGCAACCTTATCGAAGAGGTCGTCGATGATTTCAAGCCTTACTTCTGGATTTCAGCCGATACATCTCGGCGCTATGCCGACAGAATCGTCGAGCAGTTTCCGGGCTCGTATGTCGATTGGAGTGATACTGCTGTAGGTCTACGTGACGAAGAGCCACTGGTCAAGGTCTACGCTTATCGTCAGAGCGACGTGCGTGATATGGCCAAGCGCTTCAAGAAGACGTGGGAGGCTGACATCAGTCTCACTGACAAGTATCTCATCGACAACGTCAAGGAGATGCCTGAATGGAAACCTCGTGTGTGGCACTTTGACCTTGAATGGGATGTCAAGTCGAAGCAGACGACAGTAATGGCCGTTATTGACAATTACAACAACCGCTACGTGGCCTTCTGTTGGAAGAAGAATAACCCGAACGGACTCTATGACATGGACTCGTACATCGAAGAGCGAGAAGTCGAATACGATGTCAAAGGCGTTCCAGTGACATTCACTTACGAACGACATCTGTTTGGCTCAGAACACGAAATGCACGAAGCATTTCTCCACTATCTCGATGAATGCAACCCTGACATCTTTGTTGCACACGCTATCATGTGGGCTGACTTGCCACACTTGACCAAGCGACTCAAGGAGTTTAGACGACTGAGTCCTCTCAATCGTGTCATGCGCCCCGGTAAGAATGGCTACGATTACGTAGACCAACCTGTTGTAGGGCGACTGTGCTTTGACACTGCTGCGCCTCTACGTAGTGGTAGTGGCTTTGAACGTGTATGGAAGGACAGTGGGAAGCCTCAGTTGAAGAATCTCAAACTGGATACAATAGCAGAGGCTTGTAACCTCGGTGGTAAATTCGACATGGATGTGCTGACTGGCTGGACTGCACGGTTCGACGACTACGTCGATTACTGTATGCAGGACACGCTCTTGTTGAAGAAAGTCGATGAAGGTAATCACGTCGTCGATTTCTTCTTGTCACTCCAACGACTGTGCGGTGTATCGTTCCGCTCTTGTCATAACGTCACTCGATTCGCAAAGGGTCTCCTTAACCGTCGAACTGAATGGAAAGCACCAAGCAGGTCCACACAAGAGAAGCAAGAGTATGAGGGGGCATTCATCCCTCCTCCACGACCGGGTCGATACGAAGGCGTTGCGTGTGTGGATTACAAGGGATTGTACCCTTCGATTATTTTGAGTCACAATCTGTCATGGGAGACGCAAGTACCGAGTCACATGGCTGACGAAGAAGGTATTCGGCAACTCCCTGACGGAACGTGTTGGAGACAGAACGTACCTGCACTGTTGCCTCAGATTGTAACGGAGATGTTTGAACTCCGTGACGAATACAAACGAAAGATGCGAGAAGCCTCCACCGAAAATGAGAGAAACGGATGGAATACGCTACAACTCGCAGTAAAGCGTGTCATGGCTTCGTTTTACGGCATGACTGCAAGTGCGTATTGGGGATGGTCAGACTTCGACATCGCCAGTGCCATTACTGCCTGTGGACGACGGGCAATCAGATTCCTTATGGAAGAATCAGAGAAGCAGGGCTACAATTCCCTGTACGGGCACACTGATTCGGCCTTTGTACAAGTGCCCTTTGACGAAGCGACTCCACTTGCGAAGCATTTGACAGAAACTGTTCAGCGTGAGCACGAATCAAGTCATCTCATCGTTGAATTTGAGGCATACATGCCCTATTGGATTGTTGGAGGCAAGAATCTCTACTACGGCATCTGTTCCTATCCGCCCGAAGACGACGGTAAAGTCAAGAGCGCACGATGGGGCAAGATTAGCACGCTCGCACCTATCTCAAAGAATCTTGAGAACGATGTGCTAACAGCCATCTGTTCAGGTGCAGGTGAAGACAACGTTATCAACATGATTCGTCCGCTTTCCAAGAGGATTAAGCGTGGAGAGGTATCGCCAAAAGAAGTAGCGACGACAACGCGACTACAGAAGCAGTTACGTGACTACTCCACTACCTCAGGTGGCGCTGTAAAGGCCGCTCGCTACTACAACGAGCACTTTGGAGGCAGTTTAGGTGAAGGAGACAGTGTCAATTGGGTCTACGTGCGTCAGACGCCGGAAGGTATGCCTCCAATTGACGTTGTAGCCTATGAAAAAGAGGAACAACTCGATAATTTTGCACTCAATTACGACTTGATGGTGGACAAACTCATCAAGGCGAAGATAAAGCCCATATTCAAAGCCCTTGACTGGGATTTGGAGAAGGCAAGTGGGGCTGCAATGCCCAAACAGTACTGGTGATGACATGAGTAGAATAGAAGACGAAGTATGTAAGAAGATACAAGGAAGAGCAGAAGTTGGTAAACGTAAGTATGGAGTTACTATGGAGGTTGCTCCACTATCCCGACTTGAATGGCTCATCCACGCTCAAGAGGAAGCCATGGATTTGGCTGTGTATTTGCAGAAATTGATTGAGGAGGAAGAAGAATGAGCAAATGGAAGTTTTGGAAGAAAGTGACGGAAACGCCTGTGAAAAAAGCATGGTGGAAACGACATTCAGTATGCCCGACTTGTGGGCGTTTTGATGAGAAACATACACATCAGACGAGATTGTACGATTTCTTCGACACAGGCAAAGGAAAGCAAATGAAATTGGAGGACTATCAATGAGCGAAAGAGATTGGGAAGCATACAGAAAATCGTCGTACATCATGGGCGAGAAACCGTACCTTCGGGTTACAAAGACGAGTCTGACATCAGATTTTGACTTCTGTCCAAAGCAGTACGAATACAAGAGAATTCACCGTCTACCTGAACCATCAACAGATGCGATGACAAAGGGTACGAATGTACACGATGCCATCGAAGTGTATTATCACAACGTACCTCCGGTGCTTGACGAACTATACACACTTGTTCAGCGAGACAAAATGGAGGAGGCCCTATCACTTGCGCTTAGTGTCATTCCTGAAAAGGAATACACGCTTGGAGAAGAGCCCAGTATTGAGCAGCGTATCCGTTGGGACTTACAGCGACTCCGCTCTGTTGGTAAGGACGATTACCTTCCTATCATCAACGAACTGGAAGTCCACGCCTTCGTTACAGAAGAGTTTGAATTCAATGGCGAGACCCACAGCGTCCCTATCCACTTTGCAGGAAGCATTGACCGAGGATACACAGAAGGTGAAGGCACGGCTGTCATGGAGTTGAAGACGGGCAAGTGGGTACAGACCAAGAACAGGAAAGACGAATGGCAAGACTCCAAGTACAAACTCAAGTCGATGCGTACAGAGATGGCGTTCTACAGGCACTTGCTTAAGTTGGCTGACCATGAGTATCAAAATGTCACGCACTGGGGCTGGGTCTACCCGTCTGGAGAAGTCGAGGGTATTGATGCTCTCAACAAGTACGGGTACGAGCAAAGAAGCATCAACAAGATATTCTACGAGCCTTGCACAGGCCGTACAGGTACTACATATCAGAAGACCGTTGACAAGTTGAAGAAAGCACTTCTGACAGCGTACTTCTCAGAGAACTTCCCAGCCAGCCCAAGCGCAGGTAAATGCGCTTGGTGCAATTTCAAACCAATATGCCCTTCTTGGGGTGGCTCAGACAACCCACAGGAGTACATTGACAACTATCAGGAGGAAGAATGATGAAAGAAATGTTATGCAGAGCGATTGAATCACTGATGTCACCCATCGCTGGAAGAGATGTAGAGGTATCGTTCTCCCATCTTGGACAGGGTAAAGACTACAGTGTTGCTGTACAGACCACCTTGTATCAGTTTGACGAAAATGTGGACGGTCCAAAGGGACCAATGTACATTACGTTGAACGCATACTTGTTGCAAGATACGCGTTCGCTAATCGAAGTTCTGAACAAAATCGTAGCAAGTCTGGAGTGATAGCATGAAGATTACATTCGACTTCCCAAGAGAAGTAATGGAACTTGGGAACGAGAATGGAAGAGGCTTTCGCAAAATCGTCAGAAACAGTCTCGATTTGGAGCGGTACTGGGCTGGTAAAAACGGCGTATCAAACGCCTACATGACAGTGTACGGTTACCGTGCGACCAAGCAGCCGTACAACAATCGTGTCGATTTGGTCACGCCGATTGTCAGACATTTCGTTATGGATTTCGACCCGAAGGACTTCCGTCAGAGAAACCGACCTGATGTCGAGCCGGAGCGTGCACTTGAGCAAACCAAGCGACTTCACAATTACTTACTTGAGAAAGACATCACGCATGGTATGTGGTACAGTGGTGGGGGATTTCACGTATGGGTCGGCCTTGACAAAGCCTACATGCCCAGTACAGAGGATAACTTGTCTGACATCAAAGAGGCAGGCATGAAGATTATCAGCGAATGGATTCACGAAATGGATTTGTTTTGCTCAGACCCTGCCGTACCATTCGATACGAGCGGTATGATTCGTATTCCGAACTCGTACAATTCAAAGCGTGGTCTTTGGTCTATTCCTTTGAGTACCACTGACCTTGAACGTGGCTTAGACCACATCATGGAAAAGGCACTCGACTCCCGTAGCGGGATGATTCCGTATGGTAGTGAAGGGCTGAAACTTGAGATTGTCAAAGGCAAGTCACGAAACAGAATGTTCAGCCGCACATCGAAACCAATTGATTTACCAACCGTTTCGATGAAAGGAGTGACCATCTTACCTTGCCTGAACTCAGCAGCGTGTCGAGTGGGAAGCAATCCAAGTCACGATGCGAGAGTCCAACTCGTCAAATTCCTATCAAAACGGCTGAGAAATTTCATACCAGTTGAGCGCATACCTGTCGCCAAGTTGGAAGAGCATACAGAAAACATCGTAGAATACATAAGCAGCCTTGAATGGGCTGACTTTGACGAACGCACAACACGATACCAAGTCGGCACCATTGTGGGTACAGAGTACCCGCAAACGTGCTCCATGCTCTACAAGAAGGGCATGTGCCTTGGTAAGTGCCGTTACTGGGATAAAACAGGAGCAATAGAGGAGGAAGGGTAATGAGAAAAGGTGGACAAAAGACCAAGAAAGACATCGTTATCAGAATCATCAAGGAGCAAAATCGACCTCTTAGTGCTAGTGAAATTGTTTCACTGGCTCCTCGTCAATCGGGTTTGACTTCGGCATCTGTCAGTCAAATCATCAACAGACGCCTGAAAAATCAAGTCGAAGTCTGTGGCTCACTCTCTACAGGCGGTAACAGTAACAAGGTCAATTTGTACAAAATAAAGGAGGGTATTGATGAAGACTCCACTCATAATTGACACCAATGAGCGTGGTCCACTTCACGACGCTGTCATCCGTGCGGCTGAAAGAGAAGGCTTCCCTGTATCAAAGGAGCACCTACAGGGTATGGGGGATTACAAGGCAGGCAATGCGAACATCGAATGCAAGAGTCTGTCTGATTTGTTTCAGTCCAGTTACAGTGGGCATCTGATGCGACAGATGGAGAACCTCGATGCCAACTGCGAAAGAGTGTTCTTGGTCGTACACGGTGACATTGCCAAATACGTTGCAATGTCCAAGAAACAGGGGCGCAACATTTCCTATTCCAAAGTGATGAATCAACTACTCGGTACGTTCGCAAGAATATCAGCCGACTTTGATTGTCATATCTATAGAGCGAAGGACTACAGCGAGGCTGCTATGTTCATCGCCAAACTACACAGCAAGATGCACAAGCCTGCTTCAAAACACGGAGCGAGAGCAGTCACGCGTGTTAGCACCAACGACGTGCGAGCCGACATGCTCGTAGCGATACCGGGTTTCGGTCCTGAATTGGTAGACAAGTTGCTGAATAAATGCGGGTCGATTGAAGAAATGCTCTTCCCCGAATCACTTAAACAAGTGAAAGGGATGGGTGCTACTTTGCGACAAAGACTCCTTGATGTATTGACATCAGAAGAGCCAATTACAGTCCAAAAGACATACAAAAAGAGAGGGTTAAGAAATGATGGAGCACAAGGCAAGTGACTATGAATGCGTAAAGAATTATCCTATTTTGAAAGGTTATCTTGAGCATTTCAATCGAGTGAGTAAGAACAACGAGATTCCGGGCCTCATCTCCTTCTTTTTCATCTTAGGTCAGGCTTCTGTACCGTACGTCCGCATCCCTGTGGATGGGAGTAATCTTGACCCAAGAGTTAGCATTTTCTGGATTCAGGATACAAGAACTGGTAAGTCGGCGGCCTACCAAGTCATCGAAAAGGTACTCAAATCCACTGGTTTACGCAGCGATGATTACAACTCAGGTAACGACGCAGCATTGGTCGGTACACTTGTACCTGACCCCGACTCCGAAGACAGGAGAAACCCTGACATGATTGTCAGACCGGGTATTTTGGCCGGAAGGAGAGGGCTGAATTTCGATGAGGGTAGCGTCGTACTCAAGACAGGCCAGCACAGTGAAAATACGACACTTTTCCTACAGTCCGCTCTCAACTCGGCAGGGACTGGTCGCAACGTTCTAACGAAACACATGGCAAGAGACACATTTACCGTCAAGTCCGAGGTATCTCTGTGGATTACAACGTATCCTCCGAAGGGTATCAAAGAACACGTACTCGACAAAGGTATCTTCCAGCGTGTCTTGACATACTGGCGTCACTGGACGCTTGAGATGAAGCGTGAAATCAATCACGCCTTGGCCGAAGGTGTCTATTCAGAACCTGAGTTTGAAGTACCCTTTGACGAAGTTTTGGACTTCTTCAAGGACATACAGAAATCGCTTAAGCGAAGGGTGCAGGAATTGGCCGACATACCTCCTTTGGAATGGGATGAGATGAGCGAAGATGACCAAGAGCAAGTAGTCATGTCGCTTATGCACCGTATGTTCAGACCTGATGATGCCTACATACCAGCACTCATGTCCGCTATCGACGAGTATTATGGGGTCGTCGAGAAAATGAGCCCAGATAAGCAAGGGATTTGTTCTTCGTTTATCATGGGTCTACAGAACTATACCAACGTACTGGCTCATCACATGGCTATGATTGAGGGCACTTGGACCGTACGTGGTGAACACGTAGATATGGCGAAGGAGATACTGTTTGACTTGTATCAGAACCTCATCCAATGGCTTGAGTCTGAGGTCAATATCGGCGCTGCCGCAAGCGAGAAGAAAAAGATGCAGGACTTCTGGGCCAAGTCATACAGTCAGGCTGAACTGTTTGACTTCGATGACCAACGTGGCTTCGGTTGGGCGAAGAAGAAAGAAGTTATGGATAACTTTGGTAGGCTTGCAAACTACAGCAGTCACGCTTCTGTAAACGATAAGTTCAAGACATTTGCCGAAGAGGTATTCGATACGACGCGTGAGGGAGTAAGAATCTTCGTGCGTCTGAAAAAGGAGTACAAGAAGGGCGGTAAGGCCAAATGACATTTTGGTGCACCGAATGCCTCATATGTAACACCAAAGTAGGAGAAAACATCGGCGGTTACATCATCGGGGTACACTTGAAGAAAATGATTGCAGTATGCGACGGTTGCAAATTTATGATGGAGGAATGCACAGATGCAAAAAATGTTAGCGCTTGACATCGAAACAGCAAACTTTTCCCACGAAATCGGTGGATGGGGTCAAAGCCATCTGTTTGAGCCGACAGTCGTAGCAACGTGGGATGGAGAAAATGGTGTTGTTTACGCCAACGAACAAGTAAGTAAGTTCTTACCTGAAAACACAGTCGTCAAAAAGTTGCACCCGAAGACCATCGGAGAAGACTTGGCAAAGCATGTTTCAGACGGAGGGATGGTACTTGGTCACAACCTCAAGAACTTTGACTTACCTATCATCCGTGATGCACTCGACTGCTGGACAGCAGGGGACATCATGGCGAAATCAGAAGAGCAGGTGTTCGATACTTCCGCTCTTCTCAAATCAATCACAGGACACGCTGTACCGTTATCGGACGCGTGTTATCATACACTGAACAAGGGCAAACTGATGAACAGTCACGATGCCCCTATTGAATGGCGAAAAGGCAACTACGACAAAGTTGCCGAGTACTGCCTAAAGGATGCTCAACTGGTTTACGAACTATGGGAACACGGAATGAACGAGGGCTTCGTCAAAGCACGATGCCGCAATTCAGGTGACGTGAAGGAGTACGAAGTAGACTGGTAGGAGAGGGTTAAATGAACGAAACTGAAAGCAACACAAGTGCAGTAGTGCACAACATACGAGCAGCAAAGCGAGCCGTTTCTACGGTGAAGACAACACTTGGACCAATGGGTATGGATAAGATGATGGTCGATGGAGGAGGGAACGTTATCGTTACGAACGATGGCGCTACCATTCTTCAAGAACTCGACATCAGCCATCCTGCCGCAAAGATGGTTGTCGAAGCAGCGAACACACAAGAAAACATCTGTTACGACGGTACGACCAGTACAGTTGTATTCGCAGGTGAGTTACTTGGTAACAGTGAACTCTTGTTCAACAAGGGACTTCACGCCAACATCATCTGTCGAGGTTACCGTAAGGCATCTCGTTGGGCTACCGAACACATCGGTACGCTTACCATCGAAGCCAAAGAACATCTCGCAAACGTAGCAAAGACCTCAATCACAGGCAAAGCGCTGGAATCCAGTATGGACCACGTTAGTGAACTGTGTGTCGAGGCTGTAGAGAAGTCGGGTGGAGACTACGAACGCATCCGTGTGCTTTGTCAGCCGGGCGGCAGTCTTGACGATTCATCCTGTTTTTCAGGCGTCGTACTGCACAAGGAGTTCATGCTCCCTGCTATGCCACTGATACCGAATGGCAAGGCTTTGCTCATCAACACTGGTCTTGGTGATACCAAGAACGACGACAACGTGCAGTTGTCACTATCGTCGGCCACTGAGTATCAGCAATACAAGAAGCAAAGCAGTCGTGAGCAATGGGTGGACAAGGCACAGGCAATCATTGACTTGTTGCCTGATGGAGGCGTCGTCTTTTCTCGTGACACAGTGAACGAGGTCGCTGCCGCTACATTGGTACGCTCAAACATCTCGCTCGTGCACCGCATCCCTGAAAGCGACATGACAGCAATTGCTAAGTTGCTCAACACAACCATCAGTCACAGTACTGATGACTTGGTCGAAGCGGTCGATTGTGATGCCGAGTGTAAGCAAATCGGTGACATGAAGTACGTCGTCGTCAAAGGTGAAGGAGAAGTCACTACACTGATTCTACGAGGCGCTACAAAGCAAACACTGGATGAAACAGAGCGTGGCTTTGAGGATGCACTCGGCGTTGTTTGTCTCGCTTACAACAGTGGACAAGTCGTTGCAGGCGGAGGCTCAGCGTATCTCAACGCTGCGCTTTACTTGCGCTCAAGAGCAGCCGAAGCAGGCGGACGAGAGCAAATGGCCATTGACGCATTCGCTGATGCACTGGAGTCGATTCCAGCAACCATTGCTGAGAACGCAGGTCACGACCCTCTCGATACCATCCTTACACTTCGTAACGAACACAAGTCAGGTAAGACTGACAGTGGACCTGACATTGAGAACGGTGGTGCTTGTTCTATGACAGAGCAAGATGTGTACGAACCACTTGAGTTGGTACGACAGGCCATTCAATCGGCAAGTGAAGTGACCATCAGCATTCTACGCATTGATGACATCATCGGTAAGCGTGGTGAGTGATTCACGGTCTTTTCATTTTCTCAGCCCTTTTGATGAGATATTGAGAAAAGCGACCACCTGCTCTCCTTGACAGGGGTTCAGCCTTTCTTTTTCTCACGCCTTTGAAGCCAAGTTGTCCATGGAAGCGGACGTAGCCACAGTACGAGCATTCGTGCAATACGACAGGCTCTCCGCTTTCGTATCGACCTGAAATCGAACGAGGCAATGCGATACGGTTGCAGTTCTCACAACGCTGCTTGAGAGCATCAATTAGGGCACCCATCAACTCACCGTATGCAAGTCGAGTTTGTGCCAATCGGCACCGTCGTAGATGAACTTACCGTACTCGTTGATGGCTACATCTACGTTGATTTTTGTACCTGTACTGTGGCCACCTGATGTCGAATCGAAGTGAAGAGTGTGACTCCCTGCTTTGTGATACACCTCGACGATGTGACCTACAGGAAACGTCCCTGATGGGTTGATGGTACGAGCAGCATCCGTTGTGACAATCCATACGTTCCCTTCGTCGTACGTGAACGTGACGTTGCCCGACGTGGTAATGACCTCAAGTCGGTTTGGACCAAGTACGTGCGTACTTGCTACAGGCGTAGTGTTGAGATTTCTTGGCGAGGTTGCCAGTATCAGAGCGTGCTTGTTTCCTGCAACGTCTTCGCGATGCGTTTGCCATATGGCTCCGAACGTGCTACCACTTAGGTTGCCGTTCTCAGGAGATGTGAAGAATGAATCAGGATTCGACAAGACGTTCCCAGCGTCCACGTTACCGATTGACCCTTGCGTCATAGGTGTCAGGTACAGAGGCGACGTCCTGAGAAACGTCCTACGGTCGTGTACAACAGGGCTGGAGTTCAGTGAAGAGGTAATGCTACCTGCTCCACCAGTCATCGTGTATCGAATGACGCCAAGGACTGTCGTTTGATGGTTCAGGTCAGAGTTACCAGAAATGCGAGGGTCAGACAAGAACCTGTTTGGAATAAGAGGCGTACCGCTTGAAGGTGCGGCAGGTGTACCCATCTCGTACATGACGTGCGCTTCGGGTGTGTTGCGACCTACAAGAAACACTGTGACGAACACGTCACTGTTGCTCGCAGGTACACTCGGTAGGTCACCACTGTGATTGGCACCTGCTCCAGTCGTACCAACGACAAACGTTTCGTGAGAGCCGGGACCGTTAGCAAACTTGTAGAGTACACCGTCGAGCACACAATAGCCTCCGTACACCTTGACTTCACCTTGCGTAGCGGTGATTTCGATAAAGCCGGGTGTATTTGCAACGATGCTGTTTCTGAGCGAGTCACCTTTTGCTCCGTCACCAAGTCGCATAATTCCGTTGCCATGGATACCTTCGTAGAGATTGGTAAGGCTTGGACTTGTCAGACCATCGCCGTCTCGTAGTCCTGAGGCATTGCTACCCATACCAGTTGCGCTCGTGTGTCCTGCTTTCGGATTGGTCATATTGTCACCTCAATCATTGCCGAGAATCGTATCTCGTTGTTGTTGCTCTTCGTGATTGCGTTATACGTGTATCGCATGAAGTCTGTCGTATCGGTCGAATCGCTTGGGTTCTTGTATCGAATGACGACCTCTCGCAAGGGTCGTGTGAACGACGTGTCGAGGTCCAGTTTGGCTTCGACAATCAACGTATTGTCATCGACCACTCTGACAGTGGGCGTGGTTACAATGGCGGGGTTACCGATGCCACCGTCTTGTTGAGTGGCAACAGTACCGTCGAATCCGAATACAACCTCGTTGATTCTACTCTTCAACGTATCAATCAAAAATCTCGTCCCTTCGTCCAATAACGGCATATCATCCTCTCCTGTTGCTCAAGTAGCGACTATGTATCGTACCTATCTTCAAGTGGTTGTTAAGTGCTTCTGCAAATGAAGCAGTGGATAAGACGAACAACTCTTCGTTGTTCTCTACTGGATGGACACTGGCGGACTTGATAGCGACGGTCGTAGAGCCCACTGAACTGAGATTGATGTGACCCAACTTGTTGCCATTTGCTGTGTAGACCGCTTGGTTATCAGTGACAAATGCTGAATTAGCGGCAGTTCCATCTGTTGTGAACGAAGACGTACCGATAGCGTAACCTCCACTGTTGTTAATAAGTACGCCTGTGCTTTGTAGCCTAAGAGAGCCGTTGATGGCATTTCGTTTGTTCATACCTACAGCGTAACCTACACCTCGATTCATATCGACGCGTTCGGATATTTGCCATGATACTTTGAACTTGAAGCCAAACGACGTACTGAACTCTTCGACAGCAAACTGACGATTGCGCTCTTCGTTCGCTTCAATACTACCACTGACGTCAATCTCTTGGAAACGTTGCAACACATCTTCCAGCGAAACATCGACTGAATTCACAAGGAGGTTTGTCTTGCGTTCGTTGAGGTCAAGTTTGCTACCAAGGACAATGAAACGCTCGTTGTCTACTCTTGTTTGATACGATACCATATCGCCCGGATGCATGTGCGTAGCCGCCACGACATCGACCAATGTCTTTGAGCCTGTAGCGTTCTTTGCCATCTTGAGCATCCTCTGACCAATCGCTTTTGCACTGGACTTTGTGAGTGCTGTAGGTGCATGGATACCGCCGGGTACTTCTAAGACACCACTTTCTTGGCGACCAAAGTCATCAACCTGTACAACGTTGTTGTGATTGTTGGCTCTCGCTTTTCCTCTGACAACGACTCTGTTCGGAGCGCTGTCAGTGTTATCGTCCAGTGTACCACCAAGGACACGGTTCTCAGTCACGTAGTATTCTCGCTCGACTTGATTCTGTGGGAAGTAGCATACGTTTCCAAAACGGTCTCCACGAGGACTGTAGCCGTCGTGCTTTGACAAAAATCGCAAAGCAGTAAATGCTTCTACGCCGTAGAAGTCTTGAGCAAGGAACGTACCGCTTGGCTTTCTTGATTTGAAACCGTTGATGGAACTCTGATTCGCCTTGGATACTCTTGCTGCCAAGTCAGATGTTCTCAAGCCAACCCCAATTTTCTGAGCAAAACGGATAGTTTTGTCAGTGAAGCCTATCTCCTTGAGTGAACGTCCTTTGAGATTTTCAACCCGATACCGTGTGCCTTTCGTCGCTGTTTGGATTTGAGAAACGACAAGTGCTTGTCGCTCGTCTTCTCCACCTACAAGCAGTGCTGGTAGGGTACTGGTCGTTGTCACCTTGTCGGTGTCGTAGAACAATGCACCTTCATACCGAATGCTATC